TGTCAATTCTTAGTAAGCCCTAAAACTTACGCTTTATACTTAGGTAAATTAGCGTCTAACGGTGGCGGTTACGAGCAAAGAGGATATAACCAAAAATTCGGCGCAGTATCTTACTTAGGCGTAGCGGTTAATATGGCACAAGGTATGCCAGACGACGCTATTATATTATGTAGAGCGTCTAACTTATTTGTAGGTACTAACTTAGGTACTGATATGACAGAGATGCAAGTAATACCAAGATACCAATACGACGGTAGCGACTTTATACAGTTAGTTATGCGTTTCGGTATTGGTGTACAAGTAGGTCTAAAATCTGATTGTATTCTAGCAGTAAATCAAACTATATCATAGTTAGTACGACTTATTACGGTGGGGCTTTATGCCCTACCTTTTTATAACCTTTAAAATATAAAAATATGAGTTGTGGAATAACGACGGGTAAAGGTATACTTTGCCAAAATGACGTAGGCGGTATAGACCAAATACTACTATTAAGTGGTATAGATGACCATAGAATTATAAGCGTAGGCGTAGCTAGTGGCGTTGCGGCTAATGTAACAACAAGCGACGGCGATGTAGGTACATGGTTTCAAATCGACCTAGATAAATATCAAAGTAACTTTAACCAAACTATAGTAACAAGCGATAGCGGGGTAGCATACCAACAAGACCTAGAGATAGTTTGCAGAGGTGTACAAGGGACTACTATTGATTTATTCGAGGATATAGTAGCGGGTATATGGCAAATTATGGTAAGAGATAATAACGGTATATATTATTTACTAGACAACAAAAGAAACGTACGTTGTACGGGTGGCTCTTTTATTCATAACGGCGATACGGCACTAGCTGACCCTATTGGTTTCACTTTACAGTTTAGCGCTATGGGAACGATACCCGCTATAAATATGACGTCGACGCCTACTACTTTAAAGAATGTAGCGGGTACTGACGATATGATAGAAATATCAAGCAGTCAAATTTAACATCTATAATTAGTTAAATAAAAGGTGGTAGGAGTTGAAAGCCTTACCGCCTTTTTTTATATTTACAGTTATGAAAAAAAAGTTTAAAAAGAAGTTTATAGGTAGCGTAGTTTATTGCCCTAAAAAAACTATATTAAGTAACAATTTAGACGAGCATACTATAAACGCTATTTATAATATTAACCCTAATTTATTCGAGAGTGTTAAGCCTAAAAAAAATACCGAACTATCGGAATAAAATAACGGTTAATTACTCTAGTAATTTGTTTAGTAATTCAATAAACAAGAGTAAACCCGTATTTATACCTAATTCTACGCACCAAGTACCTAAGGTATTAAGTACGCCTACTCACTATTTAATAGAATTAATAGAACAAACTACGGGCAAGGTATACGATACACTACTACAAAAGTCTAAAGAGAGTAGTAACGCTAGGTACATTACTTTTAACCTACGTATAGATTTAGCTACGCTAGAAACCCCAACGCGCAACGGTGTAATAGGCTTAGATAACGCGGGAAAATACGACTATAATATATACGGCGTACTAGAAAACGTAGACTACCCCGCAACGGTGCAAGGTAAGAGCGACCAAAACGCGCGTATACTTATAGATAAGGGGGTAGCTATGGTTTACGATAGTTACGACTTCACTAATACATATTATAACCCCGATAGGCAAACTATACCTACGGTAATATCATATAAGAATGAGTAAGCTACATACATTTAATAACTCTTACGAGTATACAGACGATAGCGAAGTAGTAAAGAGCTCCGACGAGTACGTTAGCTACGGGCAAAATAACGACTACCCTAGTTATCTTATAGACTTATACCAAAAGTCAAGCGTACACAATGCGCTTTGTAATTCTATAGCCTCTTGGATATATGGCGAGGGGGTAACAAGCCCCGACAAAGACGTAAAGGTAGAGGCATGGGCTAAGTTTTTACAACTATTCGACAAGGGCGTAGGTAAAAACACTATACAAAAATGCGTTTTAGACCTTAAAGTACAAGGCGGTTTTTATTTGTCTTTATCTTATTCCCTAGACCGCACTACTATAACAGACGTCGAGCATATACCATACGAGAATATGAGAACGGGCGAAGAGACCGACGGCAAAGTAGATTTTTACTACTATTCTAAAGATTGGGCTAACGTAAAAAAGGCGGGATATGACAAAGTAAAAGCCTTTGACCCCGAACAAAAACACGCTTTTCCTAGTCAAATAGCTTGTTTTAAAATGTATAGCGTAGGGTCTTATTATTACCCAAAGCCAGACTATCAAGGGGGACTAAATTATATTAACCTAGATAAGAACGTAAGCGAGTACCACCTAGCAAACATACAAAACGGTCTAGCCCCTAGTTTTTTACTATCATTTAACCAAGGTATACCTAGCGAAGAGAAACGCCGAGAGGTAAAACGCCAAATAGAAAACGAGTTAAGCGGGTCTAAAAACGCGGGTAAGTTTATACTTTCATTTTCAGACGACCGAGCAAACGCCCCCGAGATTACTAGCTTTGCACTCTCTGACGCTGACAAGCAATACCAATTTTTAAGTACTGAAATAACTAATAAAATTATGGTAAGCCATAGAGTAGTAAGCCCTCGTTTATTTGGGGTAAACTCTGACGGTGGCGGACTTGGTAACAATGCCGACGAATTAAAAACGGCTAGCGTATTATTTGAAGAGACAGTAGTAACGGGTTATAGGGACTTATTAACCGAGGCGCTAGAGCTTATAATGTTTGAAGCGGGCGAGGGCATAAAGCTAGAGTTTGAAAGCGCGCAACCATTTACGGAAGAGTACGCAGAAGAGGAAATAGTAGAGGATAACACCGAAGTAAATAACCCTATAGTAGAGGAAGAGGTAAGCGAAGAGGAAATAGAACAAGTAGACGCAAGCTATAACGGTGCTCAAATTAGTAGCGCTATAGATATTATAGCTAAAGTACAAGAGGGCGTTTTAACCGAAGAGCAAGCGATAGTATTTTTAATACAGTTTTTACAGTTACCGCTAGAAGTTGCAAAGGGTTTTTTTAAGTCTGACGACTTAGCCCTAAGTCTTTCTTTATTTGAAAAAAAAAAGGGTAAAGAAAACGTAGAACTATGCGACGAGGACGCTCACAAATGGCTAGAACACCTAGACAAAGTAGGCGAGGTAGTAAATACTAATAGTTGGGAACTTGTAGAAGAGACAGAGATAGACGACACGCAACTAGAGGCGCAATATCATAACGAGCCGTATAAGTTTTTTAAACGATACGCTAACCCCGAGGAAAAGAGTAAAACCGATAAGGGACTATTTAAAGTACGTTATAGATATAGTAGAAACCTAAGTAAGAATAGCCGTTTATTCTGTAAGAATATGGTAGCAAACGCAAAGCTAGGCGTATCATATAGGTACGAGGATATTGTACAAATGGGTAAAGAGGGTATAAATGGCGAGTTTGCCCCAGAGGGTAAAAGCACGTACTCAATTTGGGAATGGAAAGGCGGGGTATATTGCCACCATAAATTTATACGGCAAGTATGGAAACGTAAGCGAAACGCTAGCGGGCAATTTTTACCAAACGACGGGCTAAATAATGATACAGAAGTAAGCCCAAATACAAGAGGTACGGGTATAACAAACCCTAGAGGGTGGCGTAAGTCTAGTACCCCTACAATAGATTTACCAAATAGAGGAAGTTTAAAACATAAAAACAAGTAAATAAAATGGCGTTAGATACAAGACAAAAAAGTAAAGCAAGATACACAAGAGGCGAAGTAGCCCAAACAGTAAGACCAAGCGATAGCGCAAAAGTAAGCGACGTACCTTTTAATATTTTTGTAGGTACGGGCGGAGACTTAAAGGTAGATACAATAGACGGGCAAACTATAACTTTAAAAAATATAACTAGCGGTACTTATATAGATTTTATAAAAGTAAATAAAGTACACGCTAGAGGCACAACCGCCGCCGATATTATAGCAATACACTAAATTTTTAACTATGGCTTTACCTACTCAAGTAATTTTTGTAGATGCTGACTATATAAAAGCATATAGTCAAGTAGGGGGCAGTATAGACGAAAAATATTTTTTACCCGCTATACTAACAGCCCAAGACAAATACATACAACCAATACTAGGTACTAATTTGTATAAGTATCTTAAAACAAATGTAGCTAGTTTACCAACTGCATACGCTACGCTTATGGACGACTATATTAGGCGTACGGTTATGTATTGGTCTTTAGTAGAGTTATACCCTTATTTATCTAATAAGGTTTTAAATAGCTCTATATCGCAAATTAGCGGGGATAACGCAACGCCAATAAGTAAAAGCGAGGTAGATAGTCTAATAGCTAAAGAACGCAACAACGCGCAATTTTATAGCGAGCGTTTAATAGACTATTTACAAAATAACAATAGCACCCTAGCAGAATATAACGCGGGTAGCGGTGCGGATATGAGCCCTATTACTACAATATACTACGAGAACGGTTTAACTATTTCTGGAGCTCCGACCTATAACCCGTATATGTGGATAAAACCTAAAAAATAATGGGGCGACCTAAAGGCAGTAAAAATAATAAAGAGCAATACGAGAAATTGCTAAAGCTCTACCTAGAAAAAAAAGGTAAAAAATGCAACACAAAATAGACACTATAGTATTTAATACTATAAACGCGGGCGCGGTAGGTATTACCTTTGTAGATATAGAGCAAGCGCTTACTATATTACTATTAAGTACGGCTTTACTATATAACATTAAAAAGCTATTAGACAAATGATAAAGCACTTTAGCCCTAAAGAGTTTAATTGCGACGGCGTAGAATGTTTTAGCAAAATGGACGACGAGCTTTTAATAATGTTAGATATGGCGCGCCAGACTGCGGGTATACCTTTTATTATAAATTCTAGTTGGCGGTCAGAGGCTAAGAATAAAGCCGTAAAAGGAAGTAAAAACTCGAGCCACCTACGGGGCTATGCGGTAGATATTAAATGCACTAACTCGTCGGATAGGTTTATTATGTTAGACGCTTTAATTAGCGTAGGTTTTAAACGCATAGGAATAGCTAAAACTTTTATACACGTAGATAACGACCCTAGCCTACCCGACGGCGTTACGTGGCTTTATTAATGGGGTGGGAAATTTCTATAGGGTTTTATACGGGTATACTCTTAGGGGTATACTCTCAAAGATACCAAGACGGTACGGGGCATTATGTATATATGCCTTTTTGTTTCATTTGTTTAGACTTATATAATGATTGATTTTATTAGTAATAATTGGGGCGAGCTTGTTATAGGCTTGCTAGCATTTGCTAAAGTTGTAGTAAATATTACGCCAACTAAAAAAGACAACAAAGTATTTGCCAAGCTAGACGGCTTAGTAAACCTATTAGTAAAAGACCGCCTTAAATAATGCACCCGCTACTTAAAAACATAGGTAAAGTAGCTGACGTATTTAAAGAGGGGCAACGAAATAAAAAATGGAGCGCAAAGCGTAGCGTATCTGGTGTACTTGTTACGGCAAGCGTTACCGATATGGCGACCAACGGACTAACCGAGTACAACGTATTACTATCTTTTATAGCGGTATTACCTTTGTGCTTTAGCGTTTTTAAAAATGAGTAAGCCCGATA